AGGAGGCGGGTGTTGGGGATCTTCTTGGGGAGAACGGCGCCGGTCACCTGGTCGCCGGGTTGGTAGCCGACCTGTTTGGCGACAGTCTCGGCGAGCTGCTGGTCAGTGACTGGGGCGGCTTTGAGGATGGCTTCGGGCTTGGCTTCTGGGGTGGGCTTGGCGGGTTGACTGAAAGATTGACTGATGGTGGACTTGGCTTTGGTGACTAGGGCGTTGATCATAAGGTGTTTTTGCAAAAAATTTCGGGGGCTGCTATCGGTGGGGGGTATTTGCAAAAGTCAGAGCATCGACCCCCGCCCCCCCGGTCGGACAGAGGAATATGCTTGTTGATGTGCAGATATGAGCGAAGTAGTCATGACCTACATTGTATATGGTTATACTCACGATGCGTTGATATGCAATGAGTTACGGGACATTGATCTCGGAGTTATCGGCACGATCGGGCAGTGCAGCGGCCTTTTGCGCGTCCGGTTCCCGAGGGCCGACCGGTTCAAATGGCACATCGATCACCTGCGCGCTCCTCAACCCTGACACAAAGTCACTCCAAGCATCAGCCGCAGGCGCCATCACATGCTCAACTCGCTGCGTGGGGTTGCCCGATAGCAGCTCCATCTTCTCGCTTGCGATTGCAGACAGCACACTGAGGGCTTGGTCTTTCATATCCGGCAGGCGCTCAAATAGTTCTGCCGTGCCGATCGCTGCCAAAGTCTTCCAGTTGTTCGCCGCGATCTGTCGGGCCTTCTCGAGCATCTCCGGGCGGTTTCGCACCAAGGCAACCACGGTGTGGTAGCTGCAGTTATAGGCTCGGCAGATCTGAGTAACAGGAACGCCGGCAACGTGGGCCGCCATGATCTTCTCAACCTTGGCCTCAGGCACTTCCATGCCGGTCGTGCCCTGCACCTTGACGATCTCGCGGCCGTCTTCAGTGGTGATCACTTCGACCTTCTTTCGGTTGGTCGAATTGCGTGGTTTAGATGTCGTCCGCGGTCTTGCCATGGTCATGAAATCAAAGTGCCTCTGCGGGGCATTTCGTGAATTGCCCTCTCTGTAGAAATCTCCCTTAAATAGCGGGTCACATTCGCCATCACCCTCTGAGCGTCAGCCTTGCCGCCGATGACCTTGAAGATGACCAGATGCCCGCCACAAATGGCCCAGGCGCAGCGCGTCAACTTCAACCCGGAGCGCAGGTATTTGGACGCCGCACCGATGCGCGACTGGATGCGCCACTCGTTGTGTGCGACCGGCCAGGCGCAGAGGAGAGGCGCCATCTTCAAGCCGCCAACCTCCGCTGCAGGATGTGCTTGGCCCACCAGTCGATTCCCTTGGTCAGGTGGTAGCGGCCGCAATACTTGCACTCGCAAACGGTCATCATCGGCTGACAACGACGCGCCTCTGCCGCGGTGTGAAACCGCCGCTTCCGTCCGCACGCTCGCCACTGCTTAAAGGTCATCACCTCGAGCGCTTCCTCCAGATGCGTTCAGCGACAGCCAACATGGCAGCCGCCGGCAAACACGGCCGCTCGCCGTGATACACCTTGGCGCCGCACTTCTCGTTGTCCCGCGCGGCGAGCCATTGGGTGACGAGGTCGATGTCGTGGGTGGTCATGCGGCCTCCTTATGCTGTTGGTCCGCCGAGCAAACGCCATGCGAGCGCAGCCACTGCTGGAACTTGTCCGTTGCCAATGGCGCGGAGGCGGTGAGACCGATGGGCCACCCCATTAGCCACTCGGTCCAATCGGGGCTCAACGTCCCACCAGTCAGGTCGCCACGAATGTCCGGGTGATTGCCCAGCATCTTCTGCATCTTCGAGCCGGGGCGTCCCGCTGCGTCCTCGTTGGCGCAGGGCGTTGGCCACATCACCGACCTCTTCGCTTCCACCGCCAGACTGCGCTGAACACCTCCGCGATGAGTCCGATAGTATCGGTCCCACGCTTCCACTGACCGGCCAGTCTCTTTCGCTTGTGGCGTCGGCCACATCTTCACTGCTGTCTGCAGGCTGATCCCGGTGTTGCTGCGCTTCAGTTTTGCGTAATCCGGTCCCGCAGCCGCCGCTTTCGGCGTTGGCCACAACCCAGCACCTGTCCCGCTTGTGGGGAGCGCCAACATGGTGCGCTCCCACAATTCCCCAGCGCGCATCATACCCCATTTCGGCAAGGTCACCGAGGACCACGGCAAGTCCTCGCTTAACAAGCAGTGGACTGTTTTCCACGAAGACAAAGCGCGGTCGAACTTCACCGACAATGCGCGCCATCTCGGTCCACAGTCCTGACTGCTTGCCGGTGATTCCGGCACCCTTGCCGGCGGCACTGATGTCTGTACATGGAAACCCGCCAGATACGACTTGAGCAATCCCTCGCCACGGTCGTCCATCAAAGGTTCGCACGTCAGACCAGACGGGAAACGGCTCCAAGCATCCGTCGTTTTGTCGCGCCACAAGAACGCTTGCGGCGTAGGCGTCGTATTCGACGGCGCAGACGGTGCGCCATCCGAGCAACTTGCCGCCGAGTATTCCGCCACCAGCGCCTGCGAAAAGAGCCAGCTCATTCATCGATTCCCCCAGTGATGCCCGCAAACGCGATCCGCCTCGTAGTCCAAGCGCTTATCCGCTTCCCACTCGGCATCTTCCTCCGGCGTGCGATGCGCGTAGGGATCGTGCGGCACGCCGTAGGCCTTGCTGCAGTCATCCGCATCACGCGCCTCGATGTCCGCCTCGCGGCCCTCATCGCAGCAGCGGTCATCTGGGTCTCCGAGTTCGTAGCTCATTGCTCACCTCCGAGTTGATAACTGCGCTTGTCCCAGTCTTTCTTTGTCTTGCAATACGCCCACAGTGCCTGGTGCATCTCGGCATTGGCCGCATCGATGGCCTTCTTGTTGGTCAGCGTGGCGATGTCCGGGTAGGAGCCGGCGAGGAGTTCGCACAGGCGGCGCGCCTCGTTCCGCTCCTTGATCAGCTTGAGCATCGGCGACTGCAACTGCGGCAGCGTGGCAGCCAGCGCTGTAACCACCGGAATGACGGCGTCCGCGGGTCCGAGGCATTCGGGGTCACCGCATTGGCACAGCGCTTCCGGGTGATACGGGCGGTCGATGTTGAGGTCGATCATCGCGCGCCTCCGATCTTGTTAATGATTTCCAGTGCAACGAACGTGCCGACCGCGAGAGCAACCACCGTGCAGAACACCGGATCGGTGAGATAGCTGAGAACTTCGAGCGCGCTCATTAGTTTCCTCCCGTCGTGTTCGCCGAGATGAACTTGGCGAGTTGCATGGCAGGTATCCGGCGCGTGCGTTGCCCAAAGGCAATGCTCGGCAGCCGGCCGTCGATGACCCATTTGCGGGCCGTGGCGTAGCTCACGCGGAGGGCCGAAGCCGCATCGCGGATCGTGAGCAGTTGTGGTGTGTTTGTCATAGAAAGTGTAGGCATCTGTAGGCACACAAGGCACGACGATGCGCGGGGCGGCAGGCGATCAGTGCGAGGTGGGCTTGCATTGACTTCGCTAAAGATGCCTACACATGCCCACAGGTGCAAGCATTATTTTTCCGCCATGGGGAATTGACCCCAATTGACAATTGTAGGCAACCGTTGGAGTCTGTTTGCGCTATGAACAACACACCCACAGCAAAACGACTTGTCGGCTCACGCAGGTCGGTCTTTGCCAACATCAGCGACCAGGCACACGCCCGGCTGCAGCGGAGGGCGCCGGCAGCGCATCTCACCGCGGCCAAATACACCGGCGTAGCCCTTGAGTTCTACATGGAGCTGGAGGAGGCCTTCGGTGGCCCCATGACCGAGCAGTTCCGGTCGATGATCCTGCGCAACGTCGGCGGGATGGCCGCCAAGCTGGAAAAAGCCCTCAAGTAACCCGCTGATTTACAGAGGGAAGTAACTATTTTGCAAAATATTGCAAATATTGCTTGCAGATGCCTACAGATGCTGTAGATTGCCAACAGATGCCACCAGCATCTACACACCACATGACAGCACACACCACACCACAGCAAGTTGGCCTGCCAGCCTACGTTGACATCGCCAACGAGAGCGTTGCCCTTCGCCGCACGGCGGACGGCTACGAGACACCGGACGGACGCTACCAGTTCATTCGCACCACATACGCCAGCAGCGGTCGCAACGGCTGCTGGAAAGATGCTTGGCACGTTCGCCGCATCGATGCGTCCAGCCCGCTCGGCTATATCAAGGTCTGCACATTTGAAGATCGTCTCGGCGACTGCCGTCTTGCCGTGTTTGATGACTTGGTCTGCGACCTGTCAGACGAACAACAAGATGTCGTCAGCCAACTCACCGCCTAACATGAACATCCACGCCATCGCCCAATCCGCCGCCACGTTCAATGCGGACCACGACTACGATGTCGGCGCCGCGCTCAAGCTCACCGAGCTGATCATCACGCACGCCCACATGGTGCAGCTTGCGCGCAAAGAAGCCGCCGACCCGCAGCTCTCGCTGCCCTTGGAGGTCGCCCAGTGAGACCGCTCGTAATCCTCGCCGTGCTCCTCACCGGCTGCGCCACCGATCCGGTGCCCGAGCGCTACCGCAGCGCCGAGCCGGTCGTTACGATGCAGATCGCCACGCTGCCACCCGGCGCGCTCGTCTACCTCAACGCCGAATACATCGGCACCTCGCCGGTCACGGTCAAGCTGGTCGCCGACCAGTTCGGCAAATGGAAGCAAGACAGCATCATCCGCGCCGTTGTCCCACACGACTCGGTTGCCTACGAGGAAATGGTCTATCCGAGCGGCTACCGAGTGCCGTCCCGCGTCCTGCTGCGCGTGCCTGGGTACACGCATTGGTACAGCGCCACGCAGCCCAAGCCGCCGCAGCCGCTTGCCGTTAACCCTTGAAACTTTCACCCAACCCAAACACAAACACACCACATGAAATCCAAAACAGCACAGCAGCGCTTTGATGACATCGAAGCCATCATCGCCAAGATTGCGCCACAGCGCACCGCCTTAATCGCGCTTTCTAAACAACTCGCAGCAGCGTCCAACCTGACGCACGAAAAAGTCCTCAACGCAGTCTTCAGCCGCAACTTCACGGCCAGTCACATGAAGGACTGGTGGGGTGAGCGCCGCGAGGGCATCTTGCGCCGCTTCCAAGAAGAAGACGCCTACAACGCCGTGGCCGCCAAGCTGACCGCAGAGGAGCGCAAGCTGCTTGGAATCCGCGAGCCAGTCAGTCGCCGGCCCAAGAAGAAACCGGCCAAGAAAGCAGAGACCGACTATTCGCATCAATACCGCTTCACCCAGCAATGACCCGCCACGACTACTTCGCCACCGGCACCTTCCCATGGGGCGGCCTACGTCTCGCCGGTCGCCGCTTCGACAGCCCCGAGTTGTTCGCCATGATGCGCCGGCAGTGCCTCAGCGACAACTGCGTGCGGCATGCGTGTGCAGACCTCGATGTGCTGCCATTCGCCGAGGAAGTTGCGGGGATTGAGCAGCATATTCTCCGCAGGGAGGCCGCTTACTGCTGATCCCAAACGGACGCCACGTCCACCTCGCGGTCGTACACACTATAAAAACGACTGGTTGTGTTGGGGCTTACGTGGCCGAGCATGTGCTGCACGACCGAGATGCGTCCCGTGGCGTTCAGCATATCGCTACCAGCTTGCCGTCGCAGCTCGTAAGCGGCAGACCGGCGATCCGGTAAAAACTCGCGCACCCACATGTTGAAGTTGCGTTCCATGAATTTCATCCGCGTGCCAGCAGTGCGGCCAACGACCATGAAGTCGTCTGCGTCAAGTAGCTCCGGCACCATCCACGTTGGGATCGCCATGACGCGCCCGCGCTTGTAGCCGGTCTTGAGTGTCAGCCCTTCGTCCTCCCTCTCAATCAGCACCAACACATGCCGGTCTCCTCGGTCCTCAATCCAGCCCTTGCGGCAATAGGCGACCTCCTTGGGCGTCATGCCCAGGTAGCGCGTCAGCAAAAATGCGCGCCGCGTAGACCCGCCGATTGCCTTGCTGGAATTATCCATCTTGATAAGTATCTCGGGCGGAATCCGCACAAACGTCGAGACCGGCGCCCGCATGCCCTTGGTTGATGCGGCGAACTTGGCAATGGTGTCCGGCAACTCAAAGCCTTCCCAGTCCAGCGGGTGCGCAAAGATGGCGCGCGTGGCGGCGAGATTGGTGCGCACGCTGTAGGCGCTTCCCTGAAACTTCTCCCGATACTTGGCCACCAATAGAGGCGAGATAACCGAGAGCGGCTTGGCGCGCACCGCATCGTTGTCGCCGCCGAAGACCGTGCGCAGAATCAGGAGCAGGCAGTTGACATTGGCGTGGCGGCTGGCGATTTTGCTCACCTGCAAATAATGATCAATTGCCTTACCAACTGGGAGCGCCGTGGATCGCATGGCGTGATCTTTGAGGGCTGCGATGCCCTTGATGGCCGTGGCGTTAAGGATGACCTGCGCCTTGGCCTTGGCCATGTCGAGGTTGGCGGTGCCGAGCGAGACCCGCTGCCGCTTGCGCAGGCCGGGATGGTAGAACTTGAGTTGCCAGCGCGGCGAGGCGCCCGTGGTGTAAATGCGTCCGGTGATGCCGCTGCCTTTGATCGTGTGCATGCCGCTCTTTCGCACGGCAAAAACGGCGCGTCAAATAGTTTGGCAGAACTTTGGTCGAAACTTTGGCAAAATGTGAGTGAAACCAAATGCAACCAGACGCAATGTTTTGCACTCTCGTCACAAGAATTTGATAGTTCGCCGGCATAGCATAGCGGTAGTGCACCTGATTTGTTCTCAGGTGATTTTGCCGGGTTTACTCAGACGTGCTAAGGGGTATGGCCAATAGTTTGGCAGTATTCAGACTTGACTTTTGATAGCTGATCTGTCATAATAGACGTTGACAAAGTGGGTTGCTGCCCACTCTGCCAACTAACTTCAACCATGAGATACCATGATCAAAGCTACGTCTATTATGCCCGTCACTCGACGCGGCGTCAATTCCAATAAGCCCCTCAAGCGCGGCGACACTCGTCCAGACGGCCTAGTCTTTTGGGCATACCGCAAGAGTAGTGAGCGTTGGATTGCGCCAGAAGACCTCAAGGCCCGCCGCGAACGGGTGCGCCTTGCCGTTGCTGCGCATTACTACCGGAACATTGAGACCCAGCGCCAGAAGGCCCGAGAGCGCCAACAGACGCCGCGCGTCCAACTCATACGGAAGGCTTACAAAGCTCGCGAGGATGTCCGAGAGCGCCGCCGCGCCCTGGATCGCCAGCGCCTAGCCAAGCTGCGCAAAGAAAGCCCCGAATACCGGCTGGCCTGCTCTGTCCGCCGCCGCATGCTCAATGCCCTGCATGGCCATCTAAAGGCCGACAAGTCAATGGTGCTCCTCGGTTGCTCGCCCGCCGACCTGCGCCTGTGCCTCGAAGCCCGCTTTGAACCCGGCATGACGTGGGAAAACTACGGCACCGTCTGGCAGGTTGACCATGTAATTCCCCTCGCCACCTACGACCTCACCGATCCCACCCAGCAGCGCGAAGCCTTCCACTACACCAACCTCCAGCCGCTCTGGGCGTCCGCCAACATGGCCAAGGGCGACACGGTGGAGGGCGAGGATATGGTGCTGGGGATGCTGGCGGCTTAGGCAAAAAAGAAAGGGCCAGCCGTAGCTGACCCTTAGTCTCTTTCTGGACGTGCCAGATGAGCTATTGTTGGCCGTCCAGCTCACTCATTGCCGCGCCTGCGGCAAGGGCAGCGATGCCGTAGCTAATTTCTGGGCGGCTAAAATTGAAGCGCTTGGACAAGGGCACCGGTTTGCCTTTTTTGTCGTAGGTGAACGCCGCCGCCGATTTGATCTGCTCTGGCTCAAAGACAACAATCTCATCGCCGTTGCGTCCCTGCATGATCGCATCGTGCCCCTTGTCGCGGATGGCCTTGGTAATCTCAGGAAACCTAGTCATGTATCCCTCTGGATGGTAATCCGCTTTAATCCCGTGTTCTTTTTCCAAAAACTCGGCGATAAGCAGCATCTTGGTTTCCGCATCGCTTAGGTCTGGATTAACCCGCCCAGTTAGGTTTGTTGTCTCAAAGCTGCCCTTGCTGCCGCCGCTGGATGTGTGGTCGTAATTGACCGTTTCCTTTTTCGTCCATCCCGCCTTGTAATTGCCGAGGCGGCTGTCCTCAACAGTCTCGACCTTAATCCTCTTGTTGTAGCTGTCGATCATTCTGGACAACGTCACTGCGTTGATCGGAGTGACTTCGCCCTCGCCGTTCTTCCACTTGACCTTGTCTACGGTTATTTTTTTACCAATGTCTGGAAACCTGTCCGCAATGTTTTTCAAGAACACAAGGCTGTCTACGCCCATAAAATTAATGCGCTCGCCTTGAAACGTGGCAAGGTCCGAAAAGATAAACGGGTTTTTTGCCTGCAGATAAAATTCGCCAACTTTCGACCCGTAGTAGCCTGCTTCGCCGGGGCTGTATTTCTCGTCTCCGAAAGTGAAATAGAACCCGCGCCCATAAAAGCCAGCATCGTTCTTTGTGCCGATTCTGCCTTTGTCAAAAATCTCAATGTCATCCAGATTGGCAGAGCCATGCCATCCCTTGATAAGTCCAGCGCGTTGCGCGGCATTGTTAACGGCGATTTGTGCGGCCTCAACGGCAACCGGATCTCCCGCTTTCGCTTGCTGCTCAAGACTTACATATTCCGCATCTGGCATAAATTGTGCCTGCGCCCGATACATGCCCTCATGCGTTGTCTCGATGCCCTTCGACTTGTCCCAAAGCCAGTGGTGCATAACGTGCGACCACACCTCTGGGCTAATGTCTGCCCCGCCCGGAACCTCATCGCGCAACGCATTGATGCGCTGATCGATGCGCCGGAACATCTCTTGGCTAACGCGCCGGTCGCTTATTGATTCCTTGACGCTGCGTGCCAGCGTTGCCTTGCGCGTGTTTAGCTTGCCGATGTCGGCCTTGCCGGTCAGCCAGAAGTTGATCTCAACCGCATCAATGGTCGGCACGTCGCCGATTCCAAGCAAATGCGCGATAAATCCCTTCTTGCCCGTCTTGATGCCGCGGAGCTGCTGCACTGCATCCATTACCTTGCCGGTGTCCGCGCGGCTGGCGTTTAAGTCGGCCAGCACCTTGTCCATCGTGCGAATGTTGTCGGGATTGA